TTATTTTGGTGTTGTTGTTTTGTTTGTTTTAATTTATTCATTTTTGTGGGGCTTGGTTACTAAGAATTTACGCTTCTTTAACCAACAAGCATGCGTTATAAGCATCTGCTTAGTCCAGATTCCAACCTGAAAGTTAAAGGATGCCATCGATTAATGTACGTGGCGTTAAGGCCCGCCGCAGGGGGCCCACACTCAGACACTATAGTCTGAAATAACCCCGATGACCACCATTACTGGGGGATTAGGAGGGAAATATTATCGTGGCCTTCTATTACTAGGCTTTCCACGTACCCTTCTTTTGTTGGCCATCAGCCCTGATGATTAATGTGAATCACACCGACACTTAAGAGGAATATACAACTTTGGGACCATCTGTGTCTCTATCTAATAAACATTTCAGATAGGGATGGTCAAGTGTTTTGACATCTGATGACAAAAGCTCCGCCACAACGGAAATTTGTTCAGATGAAAATAAATACCTCTCACTAATATCATAATCAGAGTCAGATATATAACTGACTTGCACATAATTAAACTTGTGCTCTTCTAATTTGAACTTGAATGCTTTATAGCCTTCGCTATATTTCAAACAAGTGTCAAAAAGTTGCCGATACAATGGTAAAAACCTCAGGTGTTGCATGCCAAGACAAACACCTCGAAGTAAAGATTTTGGATGTACATTTAAAGGGGGATCTATAAAATAACCAAACTTGGCCATCACTCTACCAAGCTTGGGTATGAACACTTTTCCTTCCTTACAGCTAACCACCACACTGCTACAAAATTCTGCTTCACGGAGATTATCTCGGTATAGGCTTTCTGTCTCAAAACCTAAACTCAAAAATATTTCTCTCCAGCCAGCCAATCTTGCCCCCATGTGGCGCATTAAATTATCATCTCCCTGAACTAACATTTTCATATTATTCTTAGCCATCAACACAGATTGATGAGTTAATCTGCAATAGGCAAATACATGCATTGCTGCGTTTATGAAACTGTTAAAACAAGAAGTGTAAGGATCACCTGATTTACGAGTTCCTGGTACAGAATAACTCCAACCATTCGCTGTAAAACCATGTGTCCTTATGTTAGCTTGCATGAGATCGACTACAGCTCTAGGAGCTCCAAATCGTTTTGCGATCTCAATTTCCAATTCACACAGTGGAACGCG